CGCCCCGATCGAATGAAGGTTATCCCATCGCCGACCGGCGTGCCTGCGGGTTACATCTACACGGTCGGCGGTCGGTCCAAGCGATGGGATGTTGACCAGGCAACGCTTGATTGCGACGTGCGGCACGTCAAGCTATTCAACCCGCTGGACGACTGGTACGGCATGTCGCCGATCGAGGCGGGCGCATATTCCATCGATCAGCACAACGAGGCCATGGCGTGGATGCAGGCGCTGCTCCAGAACAGCGCGCGACCGTCCGGGGCCTTGGTTGTATCCAATGGCAACACGCTTAGTGACGACAACTTCCAGCGGCTCAAGGCGCAAATCGAGGAGCAGTACAGCGGCAGCGGAAACGCTGGCCGCCCCATGCTGCTAGAGGGCGGGCTTGACTGGAAGGCAATGGGGCTATCGCCGACCGACATGGGGATTATCGAGAGCAAGTATTCCAGCGCGCGGGACGTGGCGCTGGCGCTAGGCGTGCCGCCGCAGTTGCTCGGCATTCCGGGCGACAACACATATTCCAACTATGCCGAGGCAAGGCTGGCGTTCTGGGAAGATACCGCGCTGCCGATGTTGGACTACATCATTCAGGACTGGAACGCATGGCTGGCCGCGCCCTATGGCGTAGAAATCCGCGCCGACGTTGATTCAATCCCGGCAATTGCCGACAAGCGGTCGAAGCTGTGGGACATGGCCAATACGTCAACAGACCTGACCATTAACGAGCGGCGCGCCATGAAGGGCTATGAGCCGATCGTGGGCGGGGATGTGCTGCTCGTATCGCCTATGAACGTTCCGCTAGGTGACATGGGCAGTAGCACCGACGCGGAACTAACAGCCGATCAGGTCAAGGCGCTGGTGTATGGCCCGAAGGCTGATTGACCGCAACCGCGCCCGCGAGCAGCAACGGCAAAGCCTATTGCTGGACAAGCTCACCGCGCGCTTTCGTGGCCGCCTACGCCGCGAGATTGCCGATGCCATGCGCGATATGGTCGAGCGATGGTTGTTGACCAACGAGGTCACAATGCCGCGCGGATACGATGACAAGATTGCATCGGCCTACCAAGCAATGACGCTTGCCTCGATCACCGAGTTTTCCAAGCGCGTCACTGGCCAATCGAAAGACGTCAACCTGCATCTAGAGCGCAAGCTCTCGTTTGCCGAAACGATGAGCGCATGGGCGCTGGATTACGTTCGCAGCGAAATGGTGCGCCGCCGCATTACGTCCATCGCCGAAACCACACGCCAGCAAGTCGTTAACGCCGTATCGCGCGGCTATGCCGATGGGCTGGGGCAGCGCGAAGTTGCCAAATACATTCTCGGCCTAGTGCCTGAGTTCTCAAACTACCGCGCAAACATGATTGCTCGCACCGAAACGCATGGCGCTGCGAACTATGGCGCCGGGCGCGCCGCACGCGAAACAAACCTGCCGCTCAATCGGGAGTGGATCGCTTCAGGCGATGAGCGCACGCGCGAAACGCACAGCGAGGCTGATGGGCAAGTCGTCGGCATGGATGAGCCGTTTACGGTCGGCGGTGCCAGCCTAATGTATCCAGGCGATCCAGCCGGGCCAGCCGAGGAAGTGATCAACTGCCGATGCTCGGTGGGGTTTATCGTTGACGAGAGCAGGCTTTTTGACTAGCGCGCGGGATGGTGCTAATCTAGACCAAACTAGGGGACTTTCCATGTCCAGAATCGACTACAAAAGCACGCCGCTGGAACTCAAGCGCGAACCGGACGCGGATGGCGTGTTCGAGGGTTACGCATCCGTTTTCGGCGTTGTAGATCAGGGCATGGATGTGGTCGAGCGCGGCGCGTTCGCCAAGTCGCTTGGCACCCGCAAGGTCAAGATGCTTTGGCAGCACAACCAGCGAGAGCCGATCGGCGTGTGGGATGAGCTCCAAGAGGATGAGCGCGGGCTGTACGTCAAGGGCAGGCTGCTCAAGGAAGTAGACAAGGGTCGCGAGGCAATGGCGCTGCTCCGGGCTGGGGCCATTGATTCCATGTCCATTGGCTATCGCACGATGGAAGCAATCGCTGAGGGCGATGGCCGCGTGCGGAAATTGACCGAGGTTGATCTATTCGAAATCAGCCTAGTGACGTTCCCGATGCTCCCGGACGCCAAGGTTACGGCGATCAAGAGCGTGGAAACAGAAAGAGATTTCGAGGCGTTCCTGCGGGATGCAGGCTACTCCCGATCCGAGGCTACTGCGATTGCATCGCACGGCTTCAAAGGCCTTCGCAATCAGCGGGACGCTGACGGCGGCGAGGCGGCAACCGAGGATGTTCGCATCCTTTTGGAAAAAATCAGACAACTGAAGGAATCTATCCATGTCTGACGAAATCAAGCAGGCCGTTGGCGCTGTTGAGGATCTGAACAAGGCATTCGCCGAGTTCAAGTCCGTGAACGATCAGCGTTTGGCCGAGATTGAAAAGAAGGGCACCGCCGACGCGCTGCTCACCGAGAAGCTCACCAAGATTGAAGCCGATCTGGACGCGGCGCAGAAGAAGGCCGATGACGCCGTTCTTGCTGCCAAGCGCCAGTCGCGCATGGTGACAACCGATGGCAATGAAGTTGACCTCGACGCCAAGGCCCTTTCTTGGGCGCGCGGCATTGCACGATCGCGCGGCACCGACGTTCGCGAGTTCGGCGCAACCGAGCTTACCTCGTACAAGTCGGCGTTCGACTCGTACATGCGTAAAGAGGAGCGCACGCTTTCGGGCGATGAGATCAAGGCGCTCTCGGTCGGTTCCGATCCCGATGGCGGCTACGTTGTCTATCCCGACCTGTCGGGCCGCATCGTAACGCGCGTTTTTGAAACTTCGCCGATGCGTGCCTATGCCAGCGTGCAGGTTATTTCAAGCGATGCGCTCGAAGGCCTGTTCGACCTGAACGAAGCATCGTCGGGATGGGTTGCCGAAACCGATACGCGGGCCGTGACCAACACGCCGCAGCTCGGCAAGTGGCGCATCCCGGTGCATGAGCTTTACGCCAAGCCATCGGCAACGCAGAAGCTGCTGGACGATGCCTCGATCAACATGGAAGCCTGGCTGGCGTCCAAGGTTGCGGAAAAGTTTGCCCGCGATGAATCGACTGCCTTTGTTACCGGCAATGGCGTTGCCCGTCCGCGTGGGTTCCTGACCTACGCCAACGGCACCACGCTGCCCGGCACCATTGAGCAGTTCAAGACCGGCGCTAACGGTGCGTTCGCCGCTGCCCCATCGGGCGGTGACGTTCTCATCAACGCGCTGTACGGGCTCAAGGCTCAGTACCGCGCCAACGCCACTTGGTTTATGAACCGCGCTACCACGACGCTTGCTCGCAAGCTGAAGGATAGCGACGGCGCTTACCTGTGGTCGCCGGGCATTGCCGCCGGTCAGCCCGCATCACTGCTCGGCTATCCGACTGCATCGTTCGAGGACATGCCGTCCCCCGCGACTGGCACGCTCTCGATCGCCGTTGGCGATATGCGCGAAGCGTATCAGATCGTTGATCGTATCGGCATTCGCACCCTGCGCGACCCCTACTCGAACAAGCCCTACGTGGAATTCTACACCACGAAGCGCGTTGGCGGGGACGTCGTGAACTTCGAAGCCATCAAGCTGATCGATTTTTCTAGTTGAGTTTGACGCCTGAATGAATTAGAAGGGCTTCCAGAAATGGGAGCCCTTTTATGTTTAAATGCCTAGTTGAAAATTGCGACGCGCCAAAACACAAAGCCAAAGGTTATTGCTCTCTGCATTATGGGATGGTTCGCAGGAGCGGTGCGCCTACAGCGAGGCCATACATAAAGCAAGATCAAACGTGCTGCACTGTAGACGGGTGCAATTCAGTCCCAAGGGCTCGTGGCCTATGCGACAAGCATTTGCAACGGTTCTACACCAAGGGCGACCCGCTAAATTCTGGTAAGGGTAGAGAGTATGGCTCTGGCAAGGACTGGCATATAAACCCTTTAGGGTACATCGTTAGATATGATCCAGAGAATCCTAATGCTGGGCCAAATGGGCAGGTTTATCAACACCGGCATGTTATGGCGCAAGTCATTGGAAGGCCAATATCAAAGTCGGAAAATGTTCACCATATTAACGGCGATAAGGCGGACAACGACCCTAAAAATCTTGAGTTATGGACAACGGGGCAGCCATCAGGGCAGCGCATACAGGACATGACAAGGTGGCACATTGCCGAACTTATGAGAAACGCTGACGCTGCGGTTATCCTTGACCCATCATTGAAGGATGATTTTCGGGCACTAGCGCAAACGCTGAAAATTTTGTAGTATGTTGGATCAATACCGGGCGGTGAACCTGCCGCCCGGTAAACTCTAGCGCAAAAGGGGTTAACCATGCGCGATATGATTTCCAACCAGACTATCCTTCGCGGCGCACCGCAGACGCTCTCCGGCGTTACGGCTAACAACTCGGCACTGATTGACCGCCGGGGCTATAGCAGCCTGACGGTTTATCTCGCGACCGACGCCGTGACCGACGCGGGCACTTCTGCTGGTTTCACTATGAAGCTCCAGCATTCTGACACCACGCTCGGCACTGACTTTGCGGACGTTTCGGCGGCTGGCCTTGTGGCTGGCCTCAGCGGTTCGACTACGGTTACCGTAACGCTGGATACTTCCGACAACGTCAT